TTTACTACCTTTACTCAAGCTTTCTGGGAGGCAAAACAATATACACCTTCTGGTATCATAGAACTATCAAGTCGTAAAGGTGATTGGCTACATAGAGAAGTCAAGCCAAGTATTCCTTATCCTTGGGAAGGTCTTAATAGTAAGTTATATGGACTGCGTAAGGGTGAGTTAGTGACCTTTACTGGTGGTACTGGACTAGGTAAATCAAGTGTTACTAGAGAGCTAGAACATTGGATAATCAAGAATACAAAAGACAATGTAGGTATCATTGCTTTGGAGGAGAACTGGCAAAGAACTGCTGATGGTATTGTTTCTATAGAAGCTAATGACAGAATCTATCTCAATGAAAAACGCAGAAATTATTCTAAAGAAGATTTAGAAAATATGTTTGACAAAGTTATTGAGAAAGACAGGGTATTTATCCATGCTCATTTAGGAGCTAATGATATTGATGATGTCTTTGCTAAACTTAGATACATTATTGTAGGTTGTGAATGTCAATGGGTTATTGTGGACCACCTCCATATGCTTGTTAATGTTTTAACAGAAGGTGATGAAAGAAGAGGTATTGATACTTTGATGAACAAGCTTAGAAGTCTAGTAGAAGAAACTGGAGTAGGTATGCTTTTAGTCTCTCATCTTAGACGAGCTGCTGGAGATAAGGGACATGAACAAGGTATTGAAGTTTCTTTATCTCATCTCAAAGGTTCTCAAGGTATAGCTCAGTTATCAGATTGTGTGATAGCACTAGAAAGAAATCAACAAGCTAAAGATAAAGATGAAGCTAATACAACTAGATTAAGAGTTCTTAAATCTAGATACACTGGAGATACTGGACTTGCATGTAGTTTAATGTATGATACAGAAACAGGTAGATTACATGAAAAAGAACCAGATGAATTTGACGATGTGTTAAATAACATAGATGATGATTATGAAAAACAACTCCCTTGGTAGCTTAGTATTTGACATAGAAGCCAATGGATTAAACCCAGATAAAGTTTGGTGTATCGTAGCCAAGGATGTGAGGTTCGGACATACTCACAAGTTCGATATTAATAATATTAAACAGGGTATCAGCCTCCTTAATAAAACAGATACTCTGATTGGACACAATATTCTTGGCTATGATTTACCTGTTTTAGAAAAACTTTATGACTTTAAATACAAAGGTAAGGTTATTGATACTCTGGTATTGTCTAGATTGTTTAATCCTGTCCGAGACAATGGACACAGTTTAGAAAGTTGGGGACAACGACTTGGAACAAACAAACTAGACAAGCCGGACTTTAGTGTTTACTCGCCTGAAATGTTAACTTATTGTGAGAGGGATGTAGCTCTTAATGATAAAGTATATAAGGCTTTACTAAGAGAGGGTAAAGGATTTAGTGTAGAAAGTATTGACTTAGAGCATGAAGTTGCAAAGATTTTAAATCAGCAAGAACAACATGGCTTCCTGTTTGATGAAAAAGCTGCCACTATGTTAGTTGCTACTCTAAAAGAAAAGATGTTTGAAACAGAGGAGGAGGTGCAAAAAGTATTTACCCCTAAACTAATTAAAGATAAATTAGTTGTGCCTAAGTTTAAGAAAGATGGGTCCTTGTCTAGAGTAGGACTTACACCACAAGAATATGATGATTGTGTTAGTAAACCTTTCTACAGAAAAAAATTACAGACATTTAATTTAGGTTCTAGAAAACAAATAGGAGAGTATCTTATAGACTTTGGTTGGAAGCCTAAAAAGTTTACTCCTACAGGACAACCGATAGTAGATGAAAAAGTATTATCAGAAATAACAGATATACCCCAAGCTACTCTAATAGCTGATTATCTGTTGTATCAAAAAAGAATAGCACAGGTTGATTCATGGCTTAGTTCTTTACAAGATGATGGTAGAGTGCATGGACAAGTAATACCTAATGGCACCATAACTGGTCGTATGACCCATCGTAATCCTAATATGGCTCAAGTTCCAAACATGGGTTCGTTATATGGTAAAGAATGTAGAAGTTGTTGGATTGTTCCAGAGGGTTATAAATTACTTGGAGTAGATGCCAGTGGTTTAGAGTTAAGAATGTTAGCTCACTACATGAAAGATGAAGATTATAAAAATGAAATCTTACATGGAGATATACATACTGCTAATCAAAACATGGCAGGATTAGAGACCAGAGACCAAGCTAAGACATTTATTTATGCCTTGGTTTATGGTGCAGGTGATGCTAAGATAGGTAGTATTGTAGGTGGTAATAAAGATTCAGGTAAGAAGTTAAAAGAAACTTTCTTTACTAACTTACCTACTTTAAGAAGTTTAAGAGAACGAGTATGTCGAGCTGCTTCACGAGGTTATCTAAAAGGTATAGATGGTCGTAAGATTTATGTTAGAAGTGAACATGCTGCTCTTAATACTTTACTACAAGGAGGAGGTGCAATAGTTATGAAAAAAGCACTAGCCTTATTAGATTATAAATTTAAATTAACCAATATAACTGCTAACTTTGTAGGTAATATACATGACGAATGGCAGATAGAAGTTAAAGATTGTCAAGCTGCAAAAGCTGGATTCCTAGCAGTTGAAGCTATCAAAGAAGCCGGAGAACATTTTAATATGTTCTGTCCTCTTGATGGTGAATATAAATTAGGAGGTAATTGGAGTGAAACCCACTAAAGCCGACAGAAAAAAGTTTGACCTAGATTTAAAGTATGGTCAAAAATATGAAGACGAATTTTTAAATATCGTAGTAAACTCTAAAGTTGAAGTTAAAACTGAAAGAGGTATGTGGATGGACACAGGCAACATAGCTATTGAATATGAATCCTATGGCAAACCATCTGGTATTATGGCAACAGAATCTGATTACTGGTTGCAGAATTTATGTTATAAAGGATGTGTCTGTTTATCTTTCTTTATAAAAGTAGAACATTTAAAAAAGTTAATTCAACAAAACACTTTCCCCTCTGTTTCTGGAGGAGACCATAATGCAAGTAAAATGTATTTAGTAAAATTAAATCTATTAACTTCACCAGATATTTTAAGGAAGCTTGTCGATGAGTAAGAAAAATTTAGATACCCTTATAGATGATATCTATAAAGTAGTTGGTGATTTAGGACAAGGCAAACCATTAAACATAACTGAAGAACAATACGAATCTTTTGGTAAGTTTATGGAACATGCTTTACGAGATTGGTCTAGTCCTAGAGCAAAACAAAAACCTACTATTAGAATGTCTAATGTAGGGAAACCATTAAGACAGCTCTGGTTTGATATGAACTCAGAGAAAGAGCCAACAGGAGTTCCTGCTCCTACCATGATTAAGTTTTTGTATGGACATATCTTAGAAAGATTAGTTTTATTCTTAGTAGAAATAGCCGGACACAAAGTAACTGATGAACAAAAAGAAATAAAAATTAATGGTGTTATGGGTCACATGGATTGTAAGATTGATGGACAAGTAATAGATATTAAATCAGCTTCTGGATTTGCTTTTCAGAAGTTTAAGAATGGCACATTAGCCGAACAAGATGCTTTTGGTTACATGGCTCAACTTGCAGGATATGAACATGCAGAAGCTAGTGACCAAGGTGGTTTTCTTGCTATCAATAAAGAAACAGGAGAATTGTGCTTGTATATTCCTGAAGACCTTGACAAGCCTAATATAGACTCTAAAATTAAAAAGGTTAAGTCTACGATTAAGAAAAAAACACCTCCTGACTTTTGCTATCCACCTATCCCAGAAGGAGCATCAGGTAATTATAAAATCGCTAGAGAATGTACTTGGTGTTCTCACAAGTTTGAATGTCACAAAGATGCCAATAATGGTAAGGGACTTCGTGTGTTTGATTATGCAAAAGGTCCAGCATACTTAACAAAAGTTGTTAAGATACCTCAAGTAATTGAAATAACAGAGATTGTAAATGATTAAATATAAATTTAAAGAAGATAAAATAATTAAAGAAGTTAAAAAGCAAATAGATAAAACTTATACCTCTCATTATGGTAATGGCAAGTATCAAGCTACCGATATGATTATTGATGCCGGACATGGAGAAAGTTTTAGCATAGGTAATATCATGAAGTATGCTATGAGATTTGGTAAGAAAGAAGGTAAGAATAAACAAGACTTAATAAAAATAATTCACTACGCAATAATTGCATTATACATTTTGGAGGAAGAAAATAATGGTAGATAAAGTAGGGGTAAAACCATACTTAGGTATAGAAATAGATTATGATAGAGATAAGAAATTAGACAACTTTAGTATTAGTACAGTTGAAGATAGATATTTATGGAATGATGAAACATCGTGTCAAGAAGCTTTCGCAAGAGCAGCAGTTTTTGTTAGCACCTACAAAGGTCACACAGATTTTGAGATGGCTCAAAGAATATATGATTATGCTTCTAATCTTTGGTTTATGTTTAGTACACCTATTCTTAGTAATGGTGGGACTACCAGAGGCTTACCTATTAGCTGTTTTCTAAACTATGTCCCAGACAGTAGAGATGGTCTATCAAAACACTATGATGAAAATATTTGGTTAGCTAGTGCCGGAGGTGGCATTGGTGGTTACTGGGGAGATATTAGAAGTGATGGTGTACCTACTAAACATGGTTCTAAATCTACCGGCTCCATTCCTTTTATGCATGTAGTTGACTCACAGATGTTAGCTTTTAATCAAGGCACAACTCGTAGAGGTAGCTATGCTGCGTATATGGATGTATGGCATCCTGAGATAGAAGAGTTTATTGCCATGAGAAAAGAATCAGGTGGTGATTTAAATAGGAAAAATTTAAATTTACACAATGGAGTAAATATAAATAATGAGTTTCTAAAAGCAGTAGGAGAGAATGAAGATTGGAGACTTATAGACCCTAAATCAGGAGAAGCTGTTAAAACTGTAAAGGCTAGAGACTTATGGGCAAAACTATTAGATGCTAGAGCAGAGACTGGAGAGCCTTACCTAGTAAATATAGATACCTGTAATGAAGCCTTACCTCAAGGACAAAAAGATTTAGGTTTAGAAATAAAACAAAGTAATTTATGTTCTGAAATAACTTTACCAACAAACGAAGAAAGAACTGCTGTTTGTTGTTTGTCTAGTGTTAACTTAGAACATTATGATAAATGGAAAGAAGATAAATTATTTATAAAAGATTTAATTACGATGTTAGATAATGTGTTAGAACATTTTATCGAATATGTTGTCGATACATCACTACTAGGAGAATATAATGTTAACTATAAAAGATTTAAAAAGTATGTTAGAAAAGAAAGGAAAGGCTATAGAAAAGCAGCTTTCTCAGCTTATAGAGAAAGGTCGATTGGTCTTGGAGCAATGGGGTTCCACTCTTACCTCCAAACTAAAAACCTACCATTTGCAGGGTTGTTACAAACTTCAATCAATAGAGAAATTTTTAGACACATCAAGTCAGAATCTAATAAAGCCTCTGAAGCTTTGGCTACAGACAGGGGAAGCTATCCTGATTCAAGCGATAGTATATACAGGAATGCTCATCTTCTTGCCATTGCTCCTAATGCCTCTTCTAGCATTATATGTGGTGGGACATCTCCTTCGATTGAGCCATATCGTGCTAATGTATATACGCACAAAACTCTTTCCGGAAATTTTAAAGTCAGAAACAAACACCTTGACAAGATACTCAAAAAGAAAGACCTCTCAAAAGAAGAAATAGAAAATATCTGGGGAAAGATATTAGATGCTCGTGGCTCTATACAAGAGTTAGATATTTTTACAGATGAAGAAAAAGAAGTATTTAAAACTGCTGATGAAATAAATCAATTACAGTTAGTAGAACATGCTCATATTAGACAAGAGTTTATCTGTCAATCTCAAAGTGTAAATTTATTTTTTGTGCTACCAAAAGCCACAGCAGACCAAGAGGAGCATGATAAATATTTACAGTATGTTAATGATGTGCATTGGTATGCCATGCATAAATTAAAATCACTTTACTACTTTAGGTCAGACGCAGCAAAAGCAGCTGAAAATGTTAATGTAAAAGTTGAAAGAATAAAATTAGATGAAGTAGAATGTATAGCATGTGAGGGATAATGGCAGCTAAATGGAGTACAACAAAAAGCCACACACCAGTTGCAGGTGCTAGAGGTAAAAAAACAAGTCAAGGTAGAAGGAATGTAGCCACTTCTACCATGAATAAAAATTTTAGAAGAAGCTACAAACCAAATAGAGGACAAGGATAAAACAATGGATGACTTTAGAGATGTCAGTATAGATGTTTTAAAACAATACTTTACTGGTCAATTACACAAACATAGAATCAATGTTGAAAACTATTTACAAAAAAGTGTAGGGGTTGGCGAACATTCAGATATTATGGAAACAGTAGAAAAAGAACTTGGTCATATGGCAGCCT